CGCTCGCCGCGGCGCCATAGCCGGCGACGAACGTCACGCAGACGCTGTTGGCCGGCCGGAGCGTCGTAGACGGCCAGGTCTTGCCGTAACCCAGCACGACACGCCCCTTGACACTTTTGGTATCCACGAAGTAGTCGGTGGCGGGCATCGTGTATTCAGTGTCGTTCGTCCCGTAGTACTTGACGCTCGACACCGACTGGAGCGGCGGCAGTGGCAACTCGATATAGTCGAGGTAGCCCGCTTTGTGGTGCTCTCCCGTCCGCGGGTTAAACCAGGCGCTTTGATACGGCCAGCCGTCCAGCCACAGCTGCCACGCCTGCGTGGTGTAGGCCCGGTTCTGGCGGCCCTCCGCCCACTCGCGGGCCGCCGTGATGAGCGCCGTGATCAGCTCATCCTCGTCGCTGGCGGTGACGCGGAGATGCGCCTTGGCCTCGGTCAGCGTGATCGGCTCAATGCTCGGCTTATCCGTGCAAACCAGGCCGTATCGCCCCACGCCAGTCACCCCCTATCGTTACTTCGGCGTCGCCCAGACCTTGAAGCTCGAGTCGCCCGTATAGGTGCCAGTGGTAGTCAACTTCACCCGGTAGAGCGCACCCAGGAACCCGTTGACTGAGGTGTTGTCCGCTAGGGTCCCATCGGTTGGGGTTGCGATGGACGTGACGGCCGCGGCGGTCAGGTTGTACATACGGTCGCCCGACGTGGTGGTGAAGGCGAAACTCGCAATGTCCACCCAGCTTACCCCGCCGTCGAGTGAGGTCTGCACCCATACTTTGGCCGTGGTGCCGCCAGTTGCGCGGACGAACGAGGCATACAACGCCAGAGCCTCGATGCGTCCGAGCGGCATGGCTACCGGGCCGTGTACCTCGGCTGTCACGGCAGCGGCGAGGGTTTTGTCCAGGATTTGCACGATTGGTTGCATCTCTATCGCCTGCCCTTCTTGGGCGCCGGACTAGGCGCTGGCAGCGTTTCGGGCGCGGGTCTGTCTATATACACGGCATTTCCAACGGCCACCAGGCGAGCAGCAACGTCCGGCCGCGCCCAGGTCACATCACCGCTGGCTTTGATGCGAATCCAGGATAATCTCTGCCATGTGGTCATCCCTCCCGGATAGCTGACAGGGGGCAGCCACCAAGGCCGCCCCCTGTCAGGCTGGAATCTTACGCAGCCGCTACGCTGGCCCCGTCATCCAGTGGGATGTACCAGAGCTCGCACTTGCCCAGCGCGCCGCCAGTACCAACGTCAGCCACAGTATTGATGGCCACGGCGCCTTCGGGCACGACAATCGGGCGCTGCATGGCCATAGCCCCGCCGCCGGTGCCACCAGTCACGGCATCAGTGACAACGCCACTGATCGAGTAAATGGTGCCGAGTTCGTCGGCGTTGATGTCGAGCACAGCGCACAGGTCCATATCGGTGCCGACAGTGGGATCGCTGACAAACTTCATGTTAGAGGCGCCGGCATCAATCGCCAACGTTGTAACCTCGACCTCCAGGTGCGTCAGCAGGACGCGGCCGCCGCTGACAGTGAACAGGGGCTTCAGGGTGCCGTCGAAGATATCAGCCGCGCCGCGAGTGACTTTCTTGCCGAGCCGGCTATTGGTGCCGGAGTTCGTACCGTCACCAAGTTGTCTGTCGTAGATAGCCCGGATGACTTCGGCGAGGGACACGTCATTGGCGGGGGCGGCAGCGGCCGGGAATGCAGCGATACCGGCAGCGCCAGAGAGTTCAGCGGCCAATGTGATGAGGCGGGCCGCGATGCTGCTATTGGCCACATCGCCGAGGATCTCGCCAAGAGTCGCGGTGCCCCCGGTATTGGTTAGCGTTCCGATCTTGGCTAGGTTGGTGGCTACTGAGACATTGGCCACGTCTCCCAAAACGCCGCCCAGCGTGGCTGTTCCGCCCGTGTTGGTGATCGTCCCGATCTTGTCGACCTCGGTCTTAATTGCGGTGAGGCGCGATGCTACGCTGTTGTTGGCCACATCTCCCAGTACGCCGCCCAAAGAGGCGGTGCCGCCTGTATTGGTGATTGTGCCGATCTTGTCAACCTCAGCCTTGATCGCCGTCAACCGCGTTGCCATGCTGCTATTAGCGACATCGCCCAGAACCCCGCCGACCGTCGCCGTGCCGCCGGTGTTGGTGATCGTGCCGATGATCGCGGCCAACGCGCCCACGTCGTCTTTCTGCAGGGCCCCGCCGCTGCCGCCCGAGAACGAGCAGCCTGCAGCGCCGTCGTACCCGTCGGCAAACCAGGTGGAACCGGTCGCCGTGTCAACGACGGTCTTGCTGAGGTCGGTTGTGCCGTGGTTGTAGACGTAGCCCCGGACTGTGATGTTAGTGCAGGCCGTGGCGTGGAACTCAAGCCAGGCCGTCGAGGCCAGTCCGTAGGCGTCGATGACGATCGCGCCGCCGTCGCAGCCCACAAGCCGCACGCCGTTGACGCAGGCATCGCCGCCGGTGAACCCGCGGTACTTGAGGTTGAGTTTGAGGCGGTCCGCAGCAGCCGTAGTCAGCACCGCCCGGACGGCTTCCACTGTCGCGCTACCGTCCTGCCACTCGATGTCCAGCTCGCAATCCGCAGCCTGGACATGGAAGGGGTTCGTGAGTCCGTCCTTACCGGCTACACCAACGATGTTCCGGATCTTTACGCTGGCCGCAGTGATCAAGACGCTGGCCCCGTTGTCGGTCTTGAATGTGAGGGTCGGGCGGTCAGCGCCGGTGCCGAGGCCAATGATGGTGACGCCTGCCACGTCACAGGTGATGGTGCCCGCCGCTATGACGTCCTCGGCGTGTCCGGGCATCAGGAAGATGTGGTCGCCGTTGTTGGCCGTACACTTGCCGACGGCGTAATCCAGGGTCAAAAACGGCGCGTCGGGGTTCTGGCCGTAGCCGTCACCATCAGTACCGGTGCCGGAATGCACGAACCAGATATTGCCGGAGATCTTGGTCGTGTCGATGACGGTAAACATGCCGCCAGATTGCTTGCGAACGAAAAGCGGTGTCCTAGTACCCATCCAGGGTCACTCCTTTGTTGGGTATTGATTTTGGGAGAAACGAAGCGGCGGGCCCCGGTTAAGAGACCCGCCGCTTTTGGTTGTTTGGACCAGAACCGGCCTGCCTAGACCGCCAGCGCGGTAGGCGGTGTCGCTTGCTGGTACCGGGCGCCGGTCAGGACGTAGGTGATGTCCGCCAACGTCGCCACTGTGGGATCAGACAGCCGCACGCGGACGTACGGGTAGCCCTCGCCGAGTTCCGCCGCGTCGAGCTCGATCACGTAAAAGATGTTGTTGTTGGTCGAGCAGGCCACGCCGCTTGCCGCAACGCTGGTTAGAGCGTCAAGCGTATCGCCCGAATCGGTGTCTTCCTTGCGGTACCGGAACGCGATCGCCGTGCCGGCGCCGGAGCCGTCGGCATCCTTCTCGACCGTAATCGTGGTCGCAGCACCGGTCACACCCAGCTTGACGATCGCCGTCAGGTGACCGTAGTTGGCCATGTTGGCGTAAACGCCATCAAGCCCCGCACCGTTGATATCAACCGGAGGGCCGGCGTTGACGATCTTGCCGACCTCTGTTAACCAAAGACCTTTCATGTCGCACCTCCTAGATTGCTCGGGATCAAAGACGGCGGGATCATTGTCCCGCCGCCGTCGTCACTGCGACCTACGCCCTGGTGGCTAGGGCCACGAACGGAGAAACGGTGTTGGTGCCGTTCTTGGGAGTCAGAGCGGCGTGCCAGGCCGGCTGGCCGTTGTTCCGAGCCACGAAGCGGAAGGCGCTCTCGTTGGTCAGGAACTGGACGTGAATCGACACGGCCTCCTGGATGTCGTCCTTGTTGATGACGATGTACTCGCCCATGTCGGCCAGGATGATGTCACCGACGGTGCCGAGCGTTTGGCACTGTTCGATGGGGATCACCGGGCGGCCCATCAGGGTCATGTAGGGCGAACCGGAAGCTCCGCCGGGCGGCAGGAACACGGGCGCCCCACCGGTGCCAACAGGCAGGGACATCTGGAACAACTGCGGCAGCACGTCCTGATTGACAAACCAGACCGCGTTCAACATGCTGCGGCCCCAGAGTCGCGAGAACATCTTGCAAATATTCTCGTAGACCACGGTCTTCGCGGCCTGCCCAGTCTCCTTGGCCACGGTGACCAGCGCATCGCTCTTGAGGATGCCGAGCATCATGCCCTGGCCGGTGCCGTTGATCGCCTCGTCGTCCATCTTGAAGCCGAACTCCTGACGGAAGCCGCGCCGGATGACCGCCTCGAGCACACGGGCGTCGCGCAGCATGTTGTTGGTGGCGTAACAGAGCCCGATCATGTCCTCGAGACTCATTTCAATCTCGCGGAACTTGGGCTTGCTTGCCGTGGCTTCGACCGCCTCGGCCTTGCGGTAGACGCGGATGCCGCCCCAGCGGGATCCGTCAGCGCGGCTGGTCTCGTCGATGCCGTTGATCTTGATGCCGTCGGAGTTCTCGCCGACCGGAATCGGAAAGCAGCGACTGATGACGGCGCCGGTCTCGTAGGCGCGCTGCATCAGGTCAGCAGAGGTGTCCTTCTCAAGCAGGAAGCCACCGTCGGACGGCACGCCGGACAAGCCAAGCGCGGCGGCCTGGGCGCGGTGGTGCTCGAGCAACCGCGCCGGGATAACGGCTCCGGGCCGCGTGGCCTGGTAAACATCGACCAGTTGCTCGCCGAGAGAAGAGTAGATCTTCTTCTTCGGCTGGGCATGCAAGGTACCGGTGCTGGTGTCGATCGGCGGCCGGTCGTCGGTGCCGACGCTCTTTTGCAGCAGCGCGGCCCGCTTCTCCAGCGCATCCGCCTCGCCGATCAAGGCCTCGGCCCGGGTCATCTCGTCATCGTTGACCTTGTCCTTCTTAGGGTCCAGCAGGGCGGCCGCCTCGGCCCGCTTGGCAGCTCCCTGCCGGAGCAGATCATTGAAATCCATCGGTCCTGCCTCCTTGTTTGCGGCCAACAAAAAACCGCCCCAAAGGGCGGCTCCGTGGCCTTATGGGGAATCTGATCTACTGCGGGGCTAATCTGGCTCGGGCGCGGAGCAGCCGGAGACGCCGCTGCCTCTCCACCTCATCCGCCTGTCCGGTACCGGACGGCTGCTGCGCATCCGGCGCCGCCGCCGCGGCAGGCTGAGCCACAGCTACCACAGCGGGCTGAATTGCCGGCTCCGGCGCCTTTTGAGCAGCCGGAACCTTGTCACGGGGGAACGCGTGATAGGCCGTCAGGTCCACCTGACGGCCGTTCATCGTCAAAACGTTGCCGTCGAGGGACGCGGCAACCTGCTTCAAATCTTCCACCACGTCGCAGAAGCCGGCTTCTTTGGCTTCGGCAGCGGTATACCAGGTTTCCGCGTCCATGATCGCGATGATCTCCTCGCGGGTCTTGCCGCATTTGGCCTCGTAGACCGGCACCATCGACTCCCTCATCTGGTCAAGCTCGTCCGCCGCCTTGCGGAGATCAGCCGACGTGCCGTAGAGGAACATCCGCGGCCCGTGGATCATCATCATCGCGTTTTGCGGCATCGTCACCGTCTCGCCGGCCATCGCCACCAGCGACGCGCCGGACGCCGCCAGGCCGTCAACGTAAGTGGTGACCTTGGCGGGATGGCTGCGCAACATGCTGTAGATGGCATGGCTGGCGAACATGTCGCCGCCGCCGGAGTCGATGCGCACGACGATCTCGTCCACATCGCCGAGAGCGTCGAGGTCAGCCTTGAACTGCTTAGGCGTGACTTCGTCACCCCACCAGGTGGTATAGCCGATAGGGCCGTACAGCAGGACTTCGCCTACCTTGGGGTTGTCTTTGGCGGCACGGATAACCCAGAACTTGCGGTCAAGAGGCGGCATGGCTGTATTCCTCCTCAAATAAAGCGAGATCGGACGGTTCGCGGGACTCCAGACAGACCCTGATGGCATCGATTCCGCCCGTTTGGGCCGCTTTCAGGGCGGATTGCAGCAGTTCAACGTGCTTTTTAGCCCCTTTTACCGCCGTTTCCGGTCTGCCCAGCATAGTGCACGCCGGTAGGATGGTCTCGGCGCAGTAGAGCGTGTGGCGGTCCCAGTAGTTGCCGAGCCACCCGGTAAAGCCGTCGAAGTCGTCGCGCTTGGTCCATTTTTCGGCCTGCGCAAGGATATCGTGATTTTCGCGGCGCAGGATCCTCGTCGCCACGTCGGTTAGCACCGGGCGCGCCGCGGCCAGGGAAGCCTGGCCGCTGGAACTGCCGGCGGAAACTGACTGCTGCCCGCTCGGCCCAACATCCCAAAATTTCTCGCCGCCGGGATCGGTGCGCGGGTTCATGTTCTCCTTGCCGCGGATCTCGTTGGGGCTCATTGCGCCGATGTTTCGCATGATCTGATAGAACTCGCCGCGGCTTTTGTGATCGCCGCGCATCAGCACGTTGAGATCATGCTCAAAATAGTAGCCGGCCGCGCGCTCCTCGGCGGTCAGCAGGCGCATGTTCATCCGCTGCTCCCAGCCGTGGGCCTCGGGCATGATCGTGAAGATTACAAACCCGATCATGATTTGTTCTACGCCGGTACCCCAAGAAGACGCTTTCTCCATATCTTGCAGCAAGACCAGCGGCACCCGATAGAGCCGGGCCATTTCACCGAGCTGGAACTGCCGCAGGCCAAGGAATTCAGCATCCTTGAGCGGCATGGTCATCGCCTTGTAGTCAGTCGCGCCCTGCAGCACCAGCAGGCCGCCGGTTCTGGCCAGGCCCGCATACTGCTTGTTTAGGTTCTCAACCCACTTGTCGAACACATCATCCTTCATCCCGGCTTGCGACAGGATGGCGCCCGACAAATGCGTGCCCTGACCGAGAAAGCGCGCCTCGAATTCCTCGGCGCCAAGCCCCAGGCCGATGGCCTGGCGCTGCAGGGATACCGGCGAATAGCCTACCACACCGTCATAGCCCAGGCCGGGGATGTGCAGCACCTGGCTCATGTCATAAGTCCGCGGCTCGCGCGCTCCGCCGGCCTTGACCGTGTAATACTCGTACTTCAGCCGGCCCGACTCGTCGCGGAAAGGCCGCACCCTATCAGGCATCAGGGGGTATATCTGCCGGATCTGCCCGGCGTTGCGGCCGATCTGAATCCGGTCAATCCACGAACTGCCGTTGCCCCAGGTGTCGATGTGGCCGGACTTCGCGGCCCGCCAGGATACCGCGGACATTTCCTCGTTCGGCGCGTCGTGGATCAGAGAATACAGACGCTGCTCGGTCGCGCGGCGGGCCCCGTTATCCTGCCGCTGATAGAGATGCGCCGACAAAGAACCGAACGCCCAACCTCGGATCAGCAGGCAGGCATATAGGGCCATGTAATTCAGCGCCGAGTTCTCCCCGACGTTGACGCCGGAGAACGTCGGTCGCGACCTGGACGTCATTTGCCTGTCCAGGTCAGATATGCTCTGTGGCTGCCAGTTCGCGCTAATCGTCAGGCGATTCAGCGCCGGCACGCGCGGAAAGAGCGGCATCAGCGATCACGCTCGCCCAGTAGACCAAATGCCAGCGCAATGGCGCCGCATACAATCAGGGCCCGACCGGCTCCATATTCGACGCAAATGCCGGCGAAGAGGCCAAGTAGTCCGATCAACAGAAAACAATCCCGCCGCTCAAGCCTTGATAACAGCTTCAACGCGCTCAACCTCCCTTGACCACGCCAACGCGCGGTACCCATTCATCCTCGCGGCGCATCACCCGGTCGAGGGCCATCACCAGGCCGACAATGCCGTCGATCTTGCCCTGCGCGTGACGCTTGGACGGTTTAAGGTTGCCGGCGGCGTCCTCCTCGACGGCCAAGTTGCCGGCCATCCAACGGAGCACTTTGTTGCCGCCGTGGCGGATCTTGCGCCGCAGCAGGCGCCGCTCGAACTCCTTGTAGGGCGAGGCCATCGAGACGAACCCCTGCCCCATGCCGACGACGGTCAGCCCCTCCTGCCCGAGCTTGACGGACACCTGGTGGGCTTGAAAAAGGCGGTCGATGTTCAGGTCGACGAGCTGAAAAGTCTCGGCGTCCTTGAGCACTTGGGCGACGATGAAGTCGTGGTCGACGGCCTCTCCGGGCGTCGGCACGAGCAGTTTCTCGCGTTCCCAGACCTGGTATTGATCGCGGTAGCGGTTCTTGAGGTCGGCCAGGCGCGCTTGGGGCACCCAGAAACGGCAGAGCACGTCGACCAGCTCGGGATCCTCGTCGCTCGGGAACAACAGCACCCAGGCGGTGAAGTCCGAGACGCTGGAGAGGTCGAGCCCGCCGTAGCAGATCCGCCCCTTGAGGGCGTCCGCATCGACGATGCCGGCGTTCTCATCCCACAGCGGCAGCGGGATCCGCGCCTCTTCCTGCTGGGTCCAGACGTTCATGTAGTACCGCAGAAACTTGTTGAGCTCGGACGGCATTTGGCGGGCCACGTCGGCCAGCCGCTGCATCTCGCCGCGGTTGAATGACACCCCCAGGTTCGGGTTGGCCTTGATCCACACGGCCGGGTCGAACGGGTCGTCGCCCTGGTCGATCGTGGCGATGTAGGCGAAGAAGCGGTCGTCCTGGATGCGCCCCTCCAGCACTTCCACTGCGTAGGTCCGCTCTTGGAAGCAGATGCCCGTCTGGTCCGTGCCTGCCGTGGTAATCTCCCAGATCACGGGTTGCGCGCGTGAACCGGTGGCGGTGTCGAGCACATCGTGCAGGGCCCGGGTGCGATGTTTGTGCAGCTCGTCGATGATCACCGCGTGGATGTTCAGGCCGTCCAGGGTGTCCTCGTCGGCGCCCAGGGGCTCGAACTTGGCGGCCGCGTCGGCGATGCTCATGTTGGCCTTGGCGTTCTTGCCGCGCAGGCCGTGGACGGTGATCCGCTTGCTCAGCGCCGGCGACTGCGAGACCATCCGGGCGGCCTCGGACCAGACGATCTTGGCCTGGTCGCGCATGGTGGCCGCGCAGTAGACTTCGGGCCCGCCCTCGCCGTCGGCGTCGAACAGGTACAGCCCCACGCCGGCGGCCTCGGTTGAGTTGTGCGTGATGACCATCGACTCTCCGGCCAGGAATAGACCGTTGGCCGAGCTGACCTGGATGCAGCGAACCGGCACGCTAGGGACTTCCTCTACCGCGATGATCTGCCGGTATGCCGCTCGCGTCCGGCGGCCCGGCGCGGGCTTCAACCGCGCTGCTTTGCGCTGCAATCGAAATGCAGGCCTGCTCCGGTACGCTACAAAGCAGATGCGGTGCTTCTCGCCGCAATCCTTGCCGTTCAGCATTGCCCGCCCTGTCCTACAACGTGGCTTGTAGCCCAGCGTGCGAACCAGCTCCAACACTCCGTCGCGCAGGACCGGACTCGTGGTTGTGAACTCGCACCATCCGCGCTCTGAGATATAGCCGTCAGTATCCATCAGCCCCTGCAGCAGAGCCAACCGTTGAGCCTCTGAGGCTCTCAGATAGGACGGTGGAATGTGCTTGTTCCCAAGCAAGCCCAAGCTGCGGAGGCACGTGCGCACCGAACCGGCCATGTCTGGCGCGGATCGAGACCCTGTGCTGAGGCTGAATAGACCGCTGCCGTCATTGCTGGAGGCGGTCTCCCTGATGGGCACTCCGGCCGCCGCTATTTCTCCGATGATCTGCAGGTCGTCGTATCCGCATGTGAGGCGGGCACCACCGCTCTCTCCATCGCCCAGCCAACAGCCCAGCACATACGGGTCGAGCGGCAATGGCGTGGACGGCAGCTGCAAGGGACCTGCCACGGGAATGCGGTGATTGTGCTCTCTCTCGCTGGCCTTCAGCGTGTCGCGGATCTCGTGCGTGGTCCTGATCTTGTCAGCGTACCCCTCGGTCCACTGGCGCCGTGGGATGCCTTTGAGCCGAACTCCGTGTGGGCGGCCGTTCCGACGCGCCTCGGTGAACCACTCGTGTTCAGCATCCGCGACAATGCTCGAGCCGTCAGAAAACGATACGCGATAACACGGTCGGCCGTGTTCGACCGGCATGGTCGCAACCACCCTGCAGGGATGGCCGTCTTGGTCGAACACCCAGTCGTCGACCTGCAGATCGCCCATTGCCGTCCAGCCGTCCGGCGTCGGGATCGGAGTGTCCAGTGCCAGGGCCTTCCCCGCTTTGCGGGCGACCTCGTGATACGCCGTCCGGAAGCGGCGAACCCATTGCCCAAGCTCGTCGTCGTAGCGCATCCAGCCGAACACGGACCCGACGCGGAACTGCTGCCAAGGCTCCAGCTGGACCGTCGAGCCTTTCCAGCGGCCCTTGCTGTGACGGAGAAACTTGAAGAACTCGATGGCGTGCTGGGCGGCGCCAGGATCCCAGCGGAGGCCGCGCATGGAGGCGGTCTTGAGATCCCACAGGTGGCGTTCGCAGGCCAGGCGGACCAGCCGGCCGGTGACTATCTTGCCGTCGACGACGTCTCGAGCGTAGGCCTCGACCGGATCGTTAGGCCTTTCTCTGCGTCTGGCCACGTTTTCGGTACTCCTCGTACTCGTCCGCCTGCTTCTCCGGCAGGTCGACCCGGATGCGCGACCTGGCGGACGGGGTCAGGCCGAACTCGGCGCACATGGATTTGATGGCCATGAAAGCGGTGCGGGCGATGGCCACTTCCGGCCGGGCAATCAGGTTGGCCTCGCCGGCCTTGTTGGTGTACTCGTAGGTGTGGCCGTGCTCGGCGAGGACGCCCTGGGCCCACATGTACGTCGCCCACTCCTCGCAGAGCGTTGCCAGCGCCATGCCGTCGATCACGGTCAGCAGCCCGAGCGGCTCAAGCTCCTTGACGAGCCGGCGCCACTCGCGCTTGGCGTTCTTGGAGAGCCAGCGCGGACATTTCGGGGCGACCGGCTGGGGCTTCGGCTCGGCGTCGTTGAGCGGCCGTTTGCCCGGGTTTCCCTTGAGCACTTTCAGGACGTTCGGCTCGGGTACCGGACCTCTGCGCCCCATCGGATTCACCCCTTTCGGCTGAAACCTGCGGCCGTGCGAGGAAAGCTGCGCGACCGGTCTAGGCGTCAGGGCTGCGCACTTTTCACCTGGGGGGGGCTAGCTGGCCTTATGCCGCCTGTCGTGGCAGGCCTGGCACAGGCTGACCAGCTCCTCCAGCGGTGGCAGTGCAGCCCCGCCCTCGCTGATGGGGTTGGCATGATGGACCATGGTCGCAGCCACTACCCTGCCCTCTGCCTCGCAGTCCTCACACAGCGGGTTGACCCTGAGCTTGTAGGCCCTGAGCTGCTGCCACCGGTAGTCGTACCCCCGCTTCGCAGAGCTGCCCCGCTGCTCGTCGTACCGCTTCTCGCTTTGCCTGGCCAGGCTGGCATGCTTCTCGCAGTAGCCCTGGTGCGTAGCCAGGCCAGGGCAGCCGGGCGCCTTACAGGGGCCTCTCAGCTTATTTGGCATGGGTGTGCTCCTGCTGGTATTTGAGGTGGAATGCGGCCGCAGAGCGGTAGAAGGCGTACAAAGACGGCCCCGCGCAGGAGCCGCCTTATGTAAACCAATCCGATAGAGCTAAAAGGACACTATGAGGATGTTATGAGGATACTATGGCATCATACAGAATTTACCCCTTGACAGGACACTTTGTCAACTCTGACCTTGGATTTGGCGTTATGAGCCCTAGATGGCATTCAGCAGCCGCTCCAACTCCTCCACCCGGGCCAAGAGCCACGGGATATCCTCGCGGGCATGAGCGGCGAACACCGCGTCGGCCTCGCTGCCAAAGTCTGCCACATACTTGACTTCGGCACGGCTCTCTACGCGATATGGCTCATCCTCGCTGAACCTGCGCATCTCGATCCGGTGCGTATGCTTGGTGCTGCCGTCCTCCGCTTTGTGAACGGCAATTGGCTCTCCGAGGTGGCAGTAGCAGCACTTGCCCACGGGCGGATTGTTGCCCCGATACTTTGAACCATCGTTGACGATAACCGCGTCGAAATAGGCGCCAGTTTCCCACGGCCCTTTGGTCGCGGCTTGTGCGCGTGCCGTGATTTCAGCCAAGCGGGTCATATCCAACACCCCCCCCTCTGCATCGTAGCATCATCCGACCTCTTTATCCTTGTCCGCTTCGCCACCCAGCACCACGAACAGCGCCTCCAGCCCTTCCCTGATGAGCTGCTTCACCTGCGTTCCGCTAAACCGCGTCCTCCTGCACATCCACGATATGCTCGCCTGGTCGAAGTACCGGTACTTCAGCATCAACCGCTGCGCGGGCTCCAGTTGCTCAATCCCCCACGCCAATACCGCCAGACGCTCCCACAGCTTGTCCCGGCGAACCACCTCGCGCCCCACCCTGTCCGTCGGGCTGCCCTTCAGGACGGTCAGGTTAAGCTCAGGGATTGAGTTCGCCGGGTACCCGTCGAAAACAGAGAGTTGCAGCATCCAATCCCGATAGCGGTCGAGCCAGGCGCGGAGTTGGCCTGGTGAACGCGGGACGGTTTCGAGGTTTGTCCTGTCAGATGTCACGCGGAGGCCTCCGTGGATCCGAGGCCCCTTCTCCTGTCCTCCCCGGGCGCCTTCATCAGATCCAGGAGCTCCTCCCGGCTGAGCTTCTCGTCCAGCACGGGCACGTATCTGGCCGCGGCCGGCGGCGCCAGATAGTCCTCCTCGCTGAAGAGCTGCATGTAGCCCAGCACCTCGATGCTGACCGGGTCCATCGCCTTCAGGTAGTCGTACACGGAGACGATGCCTTGATTGGGTTTTGTTTGTCCTTGGACGACGAACCCGGTCCGCATTTACGAGACCCCCTTTGACATGGTTGCGCCTTGCTCCGCCGCCCCCAGGTAGTCAAGGTAAAACCCCCGGGCGCCCATGCGGATCTCGGGGCAGTGGGCCCGGAACACATCGAGAGCGATCGACTTGGCGCCGGCTTGAATGATGCCTAATAGAGCATCGACCGGCAGGATGAAGTAGCGGTTGTGGACCGCGAACTCGACGAGCACGAAGGCGAGGCCGCCAAGGGCCTGCCAGGTCTGCAGGAAGGAGACCTGGTGGGGCTCGATGTTTTGTAGGGGCCACCTGGTCTTCTCGCGGGTTGATTTGACGTCAAATGCTACGGGGATGCCTTGCGCTTGCGCTTCGCGCCACCACACCCCGATGAAGTCCACGGTGGACGGCTCGGCGTAGACGGCCGTGAAGACGGCGCCCTTGCGGCCGAGGATCCTGATGGGCGTGGGCACTTTCTGGATCAGGGCGACTTGCCGTGAACGGTACTGCTCGTTCGTCGCGGTTACGAGCTCCTCGAGGTGGCGTCCCCTGTTGGCATGACCGTCTATGGCTGTGATGCGGGTCATGCGGCGGATCCCTGCCCGGTAGTCTCGGTCCTGGCCGCGCCGATGTCCACCCAGATGCAGATCTTGAGCTCGCCAAGCGCTTCGCAGGTCTCGCCGATGCCTCGTAGAATGCCGGCGACGTCCTTAGCCGGAACGCCAACTCGGACGACCCGCATGGTGGTCTGTTCGTTCTCGGTGGACCGTACTTGCTGTGCTTCGGCCTGACGGGCAGGCCGCCCCTTCTCGGATTCGGCCTGTCCGGTGGACGGCGCCTTACCGATTTGCCATTCCCCTGGCTTGTATGCCCTCAACCCGGGCTGGGCCGGCTCCATCTGCTTGGCCTTGACCGGTCTAGGCTCCGCAAAGACGACGCCGTACTTCTCCGCCAGGTCGTGGACGGTGTCCACCTCAACCCGGAAGCGTAGCGCGATTTCGCGGGGCGTCTTGCCCATGTTCAGCCAGTAGAGCATCTCGTCACGGGTGATAGGCGGCCTGGGCTCGGTAGGTTGTGGTTGTTGCGCCTGTCTGATCGGCGTGACGTTCTGCGGGCGCGCGGCGCGGATTTCCTCACGCGTCCTGGAGGTGGCGATACTTGGGTCGATGTCCAAGGCCTCCGCGAGGCTTCTTGACCGCGGGCCCGGCGGCTGCTTTTCGTTCTGGTCCATCGTCAGTTTCTGGCGCCGCCAGCGGACCCCGGTGATCCCGTAGGCGGCGATGAGGCGCTCAAGGGTGCTGCGACTCATCTGGTACCGCCTCATGATCTGGCTCCCGTAGAGCCCGTTATCAGCCAGGGCCTGCAGGTCCTCCCTGCTGGGCAGGTCGGGGTAAACCGCATCGGGACGTGAGCGTCTGCGGTGGCGCATCACATCGGCGATGACCTGCTCGGGGGCTTCGATGTTGGGCGACGTCTCGGACACCTCTATCTCCTCCCCTTCTTGCGTTTTCGGTGACCGTTCTGGCCTGAGACGGAACGTACGGGCATGAGCGGAGCCTCGCTGATCTTGACCGAGGGGATGGCGACGGCCACCGGCTCCGGCATGGGCGGGCTTGGCGGCGCCGGCGGAGGTTCTGGCCTCGGGTCACCTGCTGGCGGCGGAGGGTTGTAGCCCTTGGCGGGCAAGAGCGCCGTCCTGTCGTACCGGACGACACCCAGGACGAATCCAACGGCCAGGGCGGCTATGACGGCAAGGATGGTGACTAGCATGGCTTCGCCTCCCACTCCAGGCGGTGCTTGATGATGTCCTCCGGCACGCCGAGCCGCCGCCAGTCGTCTGTGGTCAGAGGGCATTCGTTGACGGTGCGGTTCCTGTAGGCGTTGAACTCGCAGAGGTGGACCCGCACCCGCGAGTTGTAGACGGGATTGGTCTCGGCCCAGCAGGTCCATACGCCAGAGCCGTCCTTGCTGAACACGCCGCAGCCCATGTACGGGCAACGGGGCATCCGGCGTTCATCGTCGGTGAAGCAGCGGTATCTGCTCACCACTCATCCCTCCCCGGCAGGTCAACCCATCTCCGCCGCCTGAGCGCGTCCTTCAGGGCGTCGCAGCGCCGGACGAAGTGGAGCAGGACGATGCCTGAGAGCAGGCCGGCGAGGAAGGTCATGGCTGCTCGCTTGCTTTCTTCGTGTCGTCCACCAGCTGCGTCAGCAGGAATCGGATACGTCGCCAGGCGCTGGCGAACGCCTGCCGGTCCATGTTGTCTGCTGCCTGCGCAGCCTTGTTGTGCTCCTGGGAGAGCTCGCGGTGCCTGGCGGCGAGCCACCTGAGGCGCGGGTCTGCGGCGGAGGCCCGGCGCTTGGCCTCGTGGCGTTCGCGTTGCGGCCTCATGGCTGCTTCCTCTCCAGGGCGGCGCGCTTGACCTGGTACTCGAAGTCGCGCCACTCCATCTCCGGCAAACCGAGCGCTTTAAGCTCGTCGAGCACACCCCGGTACATGGCCAGGTGCTCCTCCATCCCGGAGTAGTTGGTCATGGGGTTCAGCGGACACCGCAGGGCGTGGAAGTACATGATGTACCATGCTCGAGCCGCTGTCTCTTTGACCCTCCGCACCTCCGCCAGCAGGTCTGCGGCGATGGCGCGGGCGGAGTCGAGCTCGGCCCTCAACTTTCCCTCCACCGCCGCCGCGTCAATGAGCATTCCGCAGACGGTGGCGAGCTCGGCGAGGAGGGCGGGAACCTTGTCTGCTAGGTGCGAGTCTAGTCCCGCCAGGTAAGCGCCGCGGTCTACGCCGAGACCGGCAGGCGGGTTCTCTCGGGTCTGGCAGTCTAACCGAATTGCCTCCAGGTCCAGTGGCATCTAGGACACCTCCCCGCACACGTCCACGAGAAACCGCAGGGCCATCGCGCCGACCTGGACAGCCTCGCGGCGCATGGCCTCCCGGTCGCGGTCGCGCCGCTTGACCTGCTCCCAGAGTTCGTTGACCTCCTCCAGGAGGACGGCGTAGCCCTCGTGGGCGGAATGGAACTCGCCGTGCGCCTGTGTCGCCTGCTGGTACTCGGCGATGATGGCTGTGATAGCGGCCTCGGCCTTCTCCAACTCGCTCACCCTCAACTCCCCCTTCCTTGTTGCCCGGGCAGGCATCAGCCGTCTCTCAGGCGATCTAGCCCGCCCGGGCTCCGCTCCGCTCAAACCGTTCGACAATGGCAGGTGCTCCCAGCCGCCTGCCGAATCTCTCCCCAGTACCACCTCAAGGCCGCGGCGGCCACCACCGGGATTCCCTCCCACCGGCTGCCGCGGTCTCATCGTGTCCAAGGTCATCTACCCCGCCCTCCTCTGCCTGGCCGTCTCCGCCTTGCCCTCTGCCGGCTTGAGGGTATACACCCAGGACAGGTCCTCGTCGTCCACGACCCCCAGGGCCGTCAGGCTGAGGAGCCGTGTCAACCTCTCCCTTTCGGGGGCTAGAAACTCGGTCGCAAGCTCCCGATACTCGGCCTCGTCGCGGAACAGCCCCGAGTCCCCGGTGCTGCACAAAGCCTCGATCTGCTCAGGACTGAACCGGATCGCCAGCCCGGCCTCCTTGTGCCGCACGAGCTGCGCCCCTGACAGGCAGCAGGCGAGGAGCGCCTGGAAGAGCCGCACGTCCTGCGGGTCGTCGCTGCCATGGAGCTGCCAGGCATTGTGCAGGAGGTGCTGCCAGCGCTGGGTGTCCTGTGGGGCTTGTTTGGCACGGCGTTCGAGGACGCGAAGGTGCGGAGGCGGGATGGGGAGCGGGGAAGCGGGGGCGACTGGCGACGGTGTTTGTGCGGGCGCCGGCGCCTCGACTTCCACCACCATCTCTTCCTGAGCGGCGGGCGCAGCCGAGGGCTGCGCGGCCATCTTTGCAGGCTCCCGCGCCTGGCCGAGCAGTTCGAGGACGGTCAGTTCTGACATGAAGACGACCTCCTGTTGGAGTCAGGATTTGGGGGCGACACTTCGTTCGAGATCTCAAACGAAGTTGCAGGCCACCTGAGCAGGGCAGAAAGCCAACTTCGTTTTGGGCCAAACGAAGTTGTTTGGCGGAGCTTGCTGGCCGAACGACGAACTTCGTTACTTCGTTCGGCCCGGACAAGACACACAATGAAGGAACGCGCCCAAGCCTGCGGGGTTTCTATGTTATCCTGCGCTCCGCCAAACGAAGTAACGAAGTTGGATTTATGCAGACTTGGCCTTACCGTAGCTGGCTCTATACACCGTTTATACGCTGCCAACTTCGTTTCGCTGGGGTAAACGAAGTATCGAAGTTCATTTATACAGAAAATCACGCGCCTTACGCTGGGCCTAAACATGGGTTTTGCATGCCCTTCAGGCTTCAGTTGACATATCATCGGGCACCCTCCTTTTGAGAGGTTCCCGGCCTGGTTCTCATCGGGATGAGCTTGCCGTCGTCCCAGGCGTCCAGGAGTTGGGCGAGCTGAGCCGGTGTCAACAATCCCTTGACCTCTGGCCTGGTGACATCGCCCTCGTGGGCCCAGCTGTACTTGACCGTCCGTCCCTGGTTGCCACCGGTCGATTCCAGGTAGCCCATGTCGGCCAGCAACTCCACATGCTTCCGCACGAAGAACTCGCTGTAGCTCACCCACCGCCGCACATCCCGCCGCGTGAACTCGATCTTGGTCAGGTCCGTGACGCCCCTCTTTCGCGCCATGTCCTCGACCATCGCCTTGATCTCCACGAGCAGCTCCCGGCTCGGCCGCGGCAACTCGTCAAGAGTCTGCGTGAGAACCTCCCTGGCCAGGCCGAAAGCGATGCCATAGTCGAACAGGTTGGCCTCGATGTAGCGCACGTCGGGGTTCTGGTCCCAGGCCTTCTTCTCGCGCTGGTACTGGTGAAGGAAAGCGACACAGGCGATCAGGTCGAGGAAGCGGTCGTGATCGCGACGCGTCCGGACCTGATCAACAGGGAAGGTCAGCAGCGGCGCCCACGGGATCAGCACGCGGAGGTTCTCCAGGAGGCGCTGCGCGTTCTGGTGGCGCCGGCAGATCCGCTCTTGCTCGAGCTCCGCCACCAGGGCAGCCTCAGTACGGGCCTCGCGTTGAGCGTCGTGGATCTTCTGCGTCTGCCCGGACTGTTCATTGACGTACAAGTCGAAGGCCCTGGTGGCGTTCTCCGCGTTGATCCGCGGCTGAGTGGTGCTCTCCATGTAGGCCATGGGGCCCTCGACCTCGATGGTCTTGGTCTCCATCAGACCGGTCTGCGGGTTCTTCACCGGGATTGCCAGGCGGAGAACTCTCTCTGATTGCATCGTCCGGATCGGGTAATCGGCCTCTTCCGAACCTGACCGCTCCATGATCACCACGAACCGGTGCTTGAGGGCGTCCCTGCCCATGTAGAACAGCGCCTGCGGGGTGACCCGGGAGAAGTCCACAACGTCCTCTGACGGCATCAGCCGGATGACCTTCTTGATCAGGTCCGACTTGCCGGCCGAGCTTTGCCCCTTGGCGATCGCGGACATCGGTTTGTCGAGCTTCCGGGAGGTGGCGATGAGATAGACCATGATCTTGTTGCCGTCCTCGCCGACATAACCGAGACGCGACAAGTCGTCGACAACGTGCTTGAGCAGGTTAGGGTCGGACAGGAGCTCCAAGGCCTCGACCCGTTCTTCGTCGGACATCTCCAGGGCGGCGCCGGCGGCCGCTTCGTCCGCTGCGAGCCTCTTTTTCGTGTAGGCGGACAGCTCGCTGTCGATGCCCAACAGATCGCGCTCGACCTCGGCTGCAACCTGGCCAACCGCCTTCTTGGCGAACCCCGATCGGGATCTCGCTGACCAGAAGGACACGCGGTCCTTGTGGACCAGGATCCCGTTGCAGAGCAAGGTGACGTTGGCGCGGAAGCCTTCGTCCGGGTTCTCGACGTTCTGGATCTGGTACTCCCGGGGCCCGGCGCGGAAGACGAGCTGGATCCCGCGGACTTCGAGGAGCGGCTCCGCTGTCTCCAACTTCCAGAGCTGCTTATAGTCCGGCGGGGTCCTGGCTGAGTTGACGAGGGTCCTGAAGTCCTCGCCTGTGTGATTTTTGAAGTAGTCGTTCGGGTCCAACTTTATCTGTGGATCGTCCTTCGGCCCGAGGTCGACGATGCGCGGCTCCATACCCAGGCTGGCCAGCAGGGCGGAGACACGGAGCGCCGCCGCCTGGCCGGACTTCTTCTCGTCCGCGTCCGAGTCGAAGGTCAAGTAGACCCGCTCGACTCCCGCCCTTTTGAGACGGAGCGCGAACTCCTCCTTGAACCCGGCGGTACCGTAGCTCGCGATGACGTTGTGGAACCCCGCCTGGTGGAGGCTCAGGGCATCGATGATGCCCTCGGTAAGGAAGACCTCTCTGTGACGCGAGGCCTCGTCCCAGTTGAACAGCCCTGAGTTCTTGCCTGCTAAGTAGAGGTGCGCGGGCTTGCCTTCAGGGTCTATCGACCTGCCGTAGAGGTTGGAAACGCTGCCCCCGTCGTAGACCGGGAAGATGACACGTTGCCAGAAGAAGTCTTGTTGGAGGCCATCTGACGGGCGTGGACGGCCAAGCAGGCCGGCTTTGGCGATGATCTCCTGGCTGTAGCCCTTCTGGCGGAGGTGGCCCTGTGCTGAGACCCCGCCGGCAGCGAATCCGACCACAAACGCCTTCAACGTGGCCTCGGTGAACCCACGGTTGCTTAGATACGCCCTCGCCGGCTCTCCGAGCGGCTGCCAGAGTTGTGCGGCATAGAACCTTCCAGCCTCGGTGAGCACCTCGCGGAGTTGGCGGCGCTCTACTTGCGCGGCTTCCAGGGCGGCGCGCTCGCCTGCGCTCACTTGCCGGCGCTCGATGCCCTTGCGCTCCGCGAGCAGGTCACAGGCGCCCCAGAAATCCAAATTGTGACGGAACTGCGCCCAACTGAACACGTCGCCGCCCTGGTTGCATCCAAAGCACCACCAGGTTCCGTTCTCCGGATAGACAACCAGAGACGGCGCGGTGTCCCCGTGTAGAGGGCATGCGCCGCGGAGACGCACGCCCTCTTTGTGTAGCTGGACCTCCTGGCCGATGACTTCCTCGACCGGGTTGCGGGTTTTGACTTGCTCTATGTACTGCTGCGCGGAGCGCAAGTTTTCTCCCCCTGTGATTCCGGGCCTCTAGGCCTCTCTGTCAGACGGGTTACCTGCTTGAGCGCTTTGCGTCTATCAGTGCACTGATGAGTTCCGAGGCCAGGGCCCCGTCAAGCTCCTCGTAGTCGCCGTAGTTCTCGCCGACTTGCTTCCGGATGTCTTGACGCGTCCAGCAGAGCTCGTCGAGGAGCTCCTGGATGAGGTAGATCTGACGAGCGGTGGTCATGGGTTGTCGTCCCCGACTTCCTCGCAGCTCTCTTCCCAGGCCGTCAACACCCGGCTCCACTCGTCGTCGTCCTCGATGTCCGCGAAGACGTATCCGTCCTCGCCCTGCTCGACCCGGAAGATGGTGCCCGTCTGCCCTGCGGGAACGTCGTCGGAGTCCTCGTCGTCGGAATCGTCGCTGTCAGACGCGTTCTCCAAGTCGAGCAGCACCGCGTAGGCCTGGTCATCGACGATGAGCGTGTCAAGCCAAATGAGGTCGAGCTCGTTGCCCTCCTCGTCCTGAAGGCGGTGGATGGAGCCGTGTTCGGGTATGTAGTCGGCGCGGTCAGGCATCGGGGGTCACCTCCTCGCACACGAGCACGTAGACCCAGACATCATGCTTGTGGCGGCAATCAGGGTCGGGGCATGGCGGGGCATCCGGGTACTCGTCACAGTCGCAGTCGATAGCATTCCGCAGCAGGAAAACCTCTTGCCTGTCAGGAACGACTGCGAGCCCTTCTGATTCGAGGTAGTCCGGGTCAAGTGATTTGGTCAACGCGGCTTGTGCTTGCTCCAGAGTCAGGCGCTCGGCTTCGACGTAAAAGACGCTATCGAGGTCCTCCCAATCCCGAGACCACATCAAGGGCGCTTCCTTGACCGCAGCGGTTGTCTCACTCATCTCTCTCACCTCACACTCCCTCTAGTCTCGGTCTGTAGTTGGGGTAACCCGGCCCGACGCACGTCTGGCAGGCCTGGTTCTGGCTGCTCCCCACGTCCACGCAGCTCGTACAGTTGCGCGGGCGCTCAGGAACGGGATTGGGGTAGAACCTCAACGTGCTGCCCCTGGCGAGCAGTCCCAGCGCACCCAGCCCGGCAAGCACCGTGAGTGACAGCCACGCGCCCTGCGTTCCTGGGTTGCCATACATGCTCATGGGCGCACCAGCCAGAAGTCGAACTCCTCTGCCTGCCAGTACCGGAGCTGCTCGGCGAAGTCACTCCGCGCTGCGCCGTATGGGAACTCCCAATCGACCCCCACGCCGTACTCCTCGCTCCAGAAGGCGTCGCAGTCCTCGTGGGCGCGGTAATCGAAGTACCCCTCGTTGTCGGGATGGTCCCAAGGCGTGACGCGCGTGTAGTGGTAGTGCTCGCCGGCCTCAATTCGTTCACCGCAAAGGGTGCAGAGGTGAGGCTTGCGGGCTTTGCGGAGTTCGTCGCGTTTGTCGTTCATGGGCGGGCGACATCCACGGCCACTGGCCAGAACTCGGGCCGCTCGACAAAGTGCCACTCTCCGTTGCGCCCCGCCGCGTCCTGGCGGCAGTTGTTGATGACCTGTAGGATCCTGCCCTGCGTCCAAGCATGGGAGGGGTAGACCGCGCCCGCCTCGGCTAGCCATGCGGGCATCTTGCGCTCGCTCCACCAGACCGCGCCGTTGAGCAGCACCCAGGTTTCGGGGTGGCGGTGCCTGTGGTGGAAAGCCGCGCTTGTCCCATCCGGAAGTTTGAAGGTGCGCACGACATGCCCATAGTCGATGTCCAGGCCATTCCAGCGAATGAGCAGGAAGCCGCAGGCGGGGCTGCCGTTCTGCGCCCAGACCTGTGCTTGGTCGCCCGACCAGCCCGCCTCCCACATGGCCACGTCGCGGCGGGTGCAGATGAGGACCGGGGAGTGGGGGGCTTTGTGCCAATCGGGTTTTGGGCCACGCTTGACGAGGTAGATGTTCATGGCGTCACCTTCGCCATGCCGCTGAACAGCAGCGCGGTCCATGCCACGCCTACCAGGAGCGTGACGGCGAGCGAAAACCGCAACTGATGATCGTCTTTGACGGCCCCCACAAAAAGCCACCACAGTATGGCGAGGACGGCTATATGCCATGCCCCTACGAGCAGGGAGAGCACGGCGAGGAGGGCGGTGGTCATGGGCGGGCGCCCTCTTGCCCGGCCATCCAGGCTTCCAGCGCCTCAATCGCCTTTGGCACGCCCCAGGGTGGCGGCAGTTCGACGTACCAGTCTTGCCTTGGCATGCCTCGCGAGACTATCAGTTTGAGTCGTTTGTTGGGGTCTGCTCTGCGCAGGCCAGCGATGAACTCGGGGACATTTTCGACGTCGAGGGTTAGTTGGTGGGCGTCTCCCCTGTAGATGACCACCAGGTCAACCTGCGCGTCAGTGATTGGCCATACCTCGACGCTCTTGATGCGCCGCCGACGCTGCTCTTCGCGCCGCTGTTTGCACCATTCAACCAGCCGCCAGAAGAGCGGCTCGCGCTCGCGGGGCTTCATCTCGGCCACCTGCGGCATACATCCCGCCGTTTACGCCTCGACACGTCTGTCGGTTTGCCTTTCATGGACCTGGTCCATTCGAACGTCTTGCGCTTATCGGCCCGGCGGGCCTGACGGGCAAAGCTCATGACCGCACCTCCATCTCCCTGACCTCAAACCCGCGGTCCAGATAAGCCTTGCGCCGCACCTTCCACTGGCTGAGCAGGATGCCGACCAGGTCCACGAAGTCATAGACCACCGCGTCGACCTTCCCCGGAGCTGGCCGCATGATCCGCCCCACCTGCTGCACGGCCTTGGAAGCCGCGCGCTTCGGCATCGCCAAGAACAGGCGGTCCAGGCAGGGAACGTCGAGGCCCTCGTCCGCCAGCTGCGTGGCCAGGATGATGCGGACCTGGCGCTGGCGCGCCTGCTCCAGGACCCTGGCTCTCTGGGCGGGTAAAGCGTGCTGCCCTGTCAGGAGGCGGATTGAATCGCGGTCGGAGCACCAGACGGACAGCATCTCGAAGAGGGTCTCCAGGTGGCTGATGAACGGCGACAGCACCAGGCAGGAATGCCCGGCCTCGTACTCGCGCCGGACGAGGTCGCAAATCATCCGGTTGCGCGGGCCAGAGCGGATGATCTCCGATGTCATCCTGTTATACCGGGCATGCTTGGCAGGCAACTTCGGACTTGTCTGGCCTTGCTCTTTCGGCTTGTCGTACTCCGCGTCCGCCGGGTACTCGAAGGCCAGACCCGTTCTGACAGGGATGATGGTAGGTCTGATGACCTGGCCAGACGCAGCGAGCGTCTGGTTGGTGACCCGTGCCAAAGTCGGCCCGATGACCGCGTACAGGACTGGCTCCATGCCGTCCGCCCGCTTCGGCGTGGCGGTCAGACCGATGCGGTAGCGGGCGGGGGATGTGGCCACGACGGCCTGGAAGGTGTCGGCGGGGCAGTGGTGGGCTTCGTCGAGGATAACAACACCGACGTCTTCAAGCCCGGGGCACTCCGGGAGCGGCTTCCTGATCAGCGCCTGGACCATGCCCACGGTGAGATGGGTACCCACGGTCTGTGAGCCGCCACCGATCAGGCCGAGCTGGCCGTCATTGAGACCGAGTTGTTCCCTGGCAGCGGTCATGGCCTGGTCCGCGAGATCCCTTGTGTGCGTGATCCATAGAGCCTTGCGCCCTGCCCGGCCGACGATGGCCAGGCCCATGATGGTCTTGCCGGCGCCGGTTGGGGCCTCGATCACACCCTGCTGCTGGTCCACCGCGACATACACCGGCTCTTCTTGATAGTCACGCAGCACCGGCAGGCGGGGAAACTCAATCGCGGTACCGGAGACGCGGCAGTCCTCCGCGTCCCAGATCACATTTTCGGAGCAGAGCTGCCCGAGAAGCCTTTCCGCGTACCCCCGCGGCAGCACCAGGTCCTTGGTTTCCCGGTCGAACTCGTACAGCTGGATCTCGTGCGGGACGCCCCAGCCGGTCTTGCCGAGCCGCTTGAGCTTCACGTACTCCGGGTTTGCGAGGACCAAATCGCCCTTCACCCGCTCCAGCATCTTGCGGTGCGTCTTCTGCAGCTCCTGGACGTTCAGGCGGACGGCGCTGTCGATGCGCACCTTCACCTGCAGGGGCGCGGGGACATTTGACGTGGAATAGAGTGCGGTCATTTGGCGGCCTCGGGGTCTGACTCGGAGTCGTCCGACAGCAGCCCCGGCAGCGGGCCCAGGTCCTTGTGGTTCCCGATCAGCGTCCACTGCACAAGGGCTGAGCGTAGCTGCGACACGGGCAGGTAGAGCAGGCTGTCGGCGAAGGTGCGGATCTGCGAGGCGGCAGGCTCCTGGCGGATGTCGTACCACCCTTCGACCTTGGGCCAAGTGAGGCCGAGGAAGTCTTTTACGAACTGCGCCCGGTCGGGCCACCTCACGTCGTTCCCGGCCCAGCGGCCGCCGGCGTGGGACAGCAGGCTGACCGTCAGCAGGAGCGCCAGGTGCTCCGCCTCCAGTCCGGCGGAGGCCTTCTCGCCGGCGGCGGCGTATTCGCGCAGCCCGGCATCGACCTCTGCCTGGGCGGCGGCACGGTTAATCTTGGCCTGCTCCTCCAGCTTGGCGTCGAAGCACTGCCGGCGGGTGCAGACGTGCTGCGGCTCGCCGTAGCTCATCTTGGCCAGCACGCGGTCGGGGCAGGTCAGGCAGTCCTCGTCGTTGGCCCCGCGGGCGACCTTCTTGCCGGCGGCCTCCAGGTCAGCGATGGTCGGCAGCCCTTCCGTTTCGCCGAGCTTGGCCTGGGCCGCGGCTATGCCGGCTGCCTGCTTGTCCTCCCAGCAGGCAGGGTTGAGGCAGTAGCGCTGCCAGCCCGGCGTGCGGTCATGCTCGCAGCCCTTGCAGGGGGCCAGGTCAAACTTCGCATCGTAGGGGCTCAGGGAGCGGCACTCGGTCTTGTCCATCGAGGCCTGCAGGGCCTTGCCGCCGACGTCCGCCACCGGGATCTTGTGCTTGATGATCTTCGCGGCCGCGGCTTCCAGGGTCTTCGGCGCCGCCTCGTACTGCAGCAGCACCTGGGCGTGGCCCGGGCTGAGTTTGCCCTCCTCCAGGGCCTTGAGCACCGTCTCTGGCAGCCGCAGCAGCCTCAGCCGGTTGGCGATCCAGGGCTGGCTCTTGCCGAGGCGCTTGGCGAGTTGTTCCTGCGTCATGTCGCACTCGTCGAGGAGCCGGCGGATCCCCCGCGCCTCCTCCACCGGATCCAGGTCGGCGCGGATCAGGTTCTCGCAGAGCATGACCTCCATCTGCTGCCGCTCGTCCATCTCGCGGATCACGGCGGGTACCCACGTCAGGCCGGCCTCGGTGGCCGCGCGCCGGCGGCGCTCACCGGCGACCACCAGGTACCCGCCGATCCCGTTCTCCGCCGGCGTCAGGACGAGCGGCTCGATGACGCCCTGGGCCCGGACGGACTCGACGAGCTCCGCCAGGGCGGCCTCATCGAACCGCTGGCGAGGGTTCCTGGGGTTGGGGTGGATCTCGGTCAGGGCGACGTGTTTGAGCCCCGGCCGGACCTGGTCGACAAGGGGTATTGCCATATCCTTCACCTCAAACTCCGTGCTGCCCAGACGGCCACGTGCACGGCAAGATAACTCATGGTCACCAGGAACACTCCCAACACGATGCGGTTGTCGCGCACCCGCACCCGCTCCGCTTCTTGCCTGCAGAGCATCCGCCGGCGCAGCATCGCGGCCTCGCCCCTGGTCAAGCCGGGGCGGCTGACTTCTCCCCACTGGATCACGCCAACCGCCTCCCCTTCCCCGCCAGGTCCTCGCGGGCCATGTCCAGACGCCGCAAGGCCTCTGTGGCGATGGGCTCCGCGAACCCCTTCTGTTCAGCCAGGTAGCGGATCATCGCGGGGGCATCTAGCAGTTGGTGGGCGGACGCTTCAGCTTTGAGGAGGTCGAGGAACTCGGAGAGCCGCTCTTCATGGGCGGCCACTTCCTGGAGGGCATCGCGGGAGAGGACCTCGTCGCCAGGCTTGTGGGGGACGTCGATGAGGTTGACGTTGAATGGGTAGTCGGCCATCTTGCCTGTCTGCTCCGCCACCGGCAGCACAGTGATAACCGCCACCCGAGGCTTTCTGACCATCTCCTCGACCCTGGCGGTCAGGCGGCCCAAGGCCCCGGGATTAACCCAGCAGGTCTTGCCGTGCTTCCTGATTCCGTACCCGATGTGCTCATGGCCCGTCAGGACGATGTCCGTGCCGACCACTTCCTGCAGGACGGTGCAGCGTATGCCGTGCGGGAGCTGCCGCTCCACCGCCATGCCGTGCACGACATGGATCCTCACGGCTGCCGGCGGGGACCACGGTTTCTGCTGGTAGTCCTGAATGGACTTGTCCACGTCCCAGTCAAAGCCGCGCCCCGTTATCCTGGTCGAGTAGTCCGGCAGGAAGTAGCCGTCGTCCGGCCCGAGCAGTTGGATGATGCCGAGCCGGGCCAACAGCCCGAGTGGCGTCCTGTCCAGCGTGGCGGGGTTGTAGCCGTAGAGGTCATGGTTGCCCCAGACGCCGATCACCGGACACAGGGAGGCTTTGAGGATTTGGGCGACTTGGGCGGTGACGGAGTAGCTCGCATCGGGCGAATCGAAGAGGTCGCCCCCGATGATTAGGGCGGCGGGGCCGTCGGCGGAATACTGGTTGACGAGGCGGACCGTCCAGAGCAGCTTCTCGCAGATCGCCGTCAGGTAATTGTCTCTTCTCGCTTGCGGCGAGGTTCCACGTACATGGGGATCCGCCGCAAAAACGAGGCGCAACACATCGAGCTTCATGCCGACTTCACCTCGCTAGTGCCTGACCGAAGGGCAACCCAAAAGCTCTTGTCGGCGATGTGGGCCAGGGCGGTCTGATGCGTCACCATCAGCACTTGCCGCCCGGTTTCCTGACTGTACCCCTTAAGGAAGCGGGCGAGGTTGAGGGCGTATTCGGCACTCACATGGCGTCCCGGTTCGTCGAGTACCAGGGCACCGCCAATCTTTGGTCTATACAGCTCTAGCACGGCCAAGCGCAAAGCCAAACTCACCACATCCACCACGCCGCCGCCTCTGGAATCCTCCACCGAAGTGGTCAACTCCAGGTCGCCGTACAGGGTGGTCACGGCGAACTCGGCAACGGGTTGGCCGCCCATCGTGCCCAGCGACACGCAGAACCGCAGATGATCCCCGAACACCGTCTGCAAGGCGGCCGTGACGGTCTGTTCGATCCTGCGCCGGATCTGCTCGCGCTGCGACTCGGAGGTCAGCGTGAGGAGCTGGACGACCAGGTCCCAGTCCGCGATGTCCCTGCGGGCCAGACCGAGCTCCGTCAGGAGGGCTTCATTCCTGGTCTTCAGGTTGTCGCGCTTACCGGACTCGCGCTGGAAGACGGCGCGCATTTCCGCGACGGCATAGTCCAGCTTGAGGAGGCGGGCGCTCATTTCGCCCCGCCACCCTGCGCCGTCGCGACTATCGCCTCGGCCTTGCCGAGTTCTTCCTCCAGACGCTCCCTGATGGACTTGATCTCCGCGTCGAGGTCCTCGGGCTTCACCCCGAGCTGCGCGAGCTCGCTATAGATCTCGGCCCGACGTTGCTCGACCATCTGTAGGGTGGCCTCGGCGCGGGCCTTCTCCTGCTTGGCTTGGTCTATCTGAGTGCGAAGCGTCGAGAGACGCTGCTCGTAGTTGCCGGTTGTGGATGTCATGCTATCTGGAGCACCTCCTTGAGTTTCCAGGGGTCTACTGCGCTGCCGCAGACAGGGCACTGCCCAATAGAGACCAGAGTGGTGACGTAGGACTGCTCGTACGTGTCCACGGCCTGGTCGGCTGCGCTGAACTGGTTGAGGGCCGAAACGGTGTCCGAATCGAGGTCGGCGAGTTGGCTCCTGACCGCGAGCAGGGATAAGTGGCGAGTGCGGAGTTCCATGATGGCCTTGACGGATTCCGCCGCCATGATGGCCTTGTCCGCCCGGCTGACGCGCTGGGACAGGATGGCGTGGTCAACGGCGTTATCGGCCAGCTTTTCCTGGCGGGCGACCAAGGCGGCGAGATGCACCTGCGCTGTCGCCGCCGCCAGGGCCGGGGCATCGGCCCCGAGGATCGCTTCTGATCTGTGGACCCGGCTCCCCAGGTCTTCCCGCGTCGCCTGGTTGCAGGCCAGCAGGTTGGGGATGGGCTGTAGGGTCCGCAGCCTGTCGGCGGCTAGGCGAGCCGTCCCGAAGGGCTCTTCGGCCTCCATAACGGCAATGAGGGTATGCAGCCTGGCCGTATGGTCCTGTATAGCCGATTCAACGGGGCCGAGCCTGTCCGCCAGCCCTGTCAGGCGAGAGAGTCTGTCCTTCAAGCCGAAGCCTTCAACGACTCCGCTCTCCGCCGTCAGGACGGAGATGCTCACCGAGAGCACCCGCTGCGCCCCGGAACCGGCGGCGGCGTTCTCGGAGGACAAACCCGCGAGGGTAATGAGCCGTCTTAGCCGATAAAAACCGCTCTCAAGGGCTCCTAGTGCATCGCCCAGGTCAGAGGCGGGTTTTAGGACGGCGACGCGGGCGGTGAGGGCCGATTCCCTGCTAGAGAGGGCTTGAAGCTCCTCGGATAGGACGGTTAGGCGACTAAGCCGCGCCTCACCCTGCCTGACGGCCGCTGAGATCTCATCTAAGCGCTTGATCTTCGCCTCTAGGTCGGGCAGGTAGTCGTATTGCCTGAGTTCGGCCTCCAGCCTCTCGGTCTCGAACTCGCACCGCCGCTCCTCCTGCCGACGCTTCATCAGGTCCGCCGTCACCATCTTGCCGGCGTGGTCGACCTCCTCCGTGCCGGCGAGCTTGCCCAGCACCTTGGCTGCGACTAGAGGCGATTCTGACAGGAGGAACGGGCCGTCAAGTTGGAAGGCGAAGCAGGCGGCGATTTCGCGGTCGCCGACTTGGACCTTGGGCATGCCCGAGGTCTGGGCGACCTCAGCAGGCGGCTCATTGCCGAAGGCCTCGTACCGGAATTCCTGGCCATCAGGGAGGGTGATGCGGTACTCGTTGGCCTTGCCGCGGCGGGCCCGGATGACCTGGCCACCGTCGGTGAAGGTGGCCTGCACCTCGCAGCTCTTCTCGCCTGCCCGAACAAACGCGTCGCCGCGGGGCTCGTTGTAAAGCGCCCACCTGAGGGCCCGGATTATGCTCGTCTTGCCGCTGTCCGACGGCCCGGTGATGACGTTCAGGCCAGGGTCGAGACTCAGTTCAGTCGAAGCGTGGCTTTGGAAGTTGGTCAGGCGGATTGTGCGCATCATCTCGCCCCACCCGCCAGGAACGCCCTGACCTCGTCCAGCCCGTACACACGCCGCCCACCCGGCAGGCTCCGCAGGAAGATCCCGCCGTAGCCCTTGGTCAGCAGCCGCGGGTCCAGGATGGCCAAGACGCCGCGGTCTTTCCGTGTCCTGATCAGCCTTCCCGCCCCTTGCTTCAGTCTCAAACAGGCCTCGGGGATGGACAGCTCCGCGAACGAATTGCCCCCGCGCCGCTCGATTGCCTTGACCTTCGCCTGCGTCACCGGCTCTGTCGGAACGCTGAACGGCAGCCTGGCGAGAATTACGCAGGACAGGACCTCGCCCGGGCAGTCGACGCCCTCCCAGAAGCTGGCCGTCGCGAACAGGACAGCGTTGCCCAACTCGCGGAAGTCCTCGATGAGCTGGCTGCGCGGCTTGTCACCCTGCTTGAGAACCGGGAAGTCCAGCGAGTAGCGAAGGCGGTCATACACCTCGTTGAGCTGCTTATAACTGGTGAATAACACGAAGGCTCTACCCGAAGTCGCCTCCAGGATGGCCTGGATCTCGTCGGTGATCGCGTCGGTGAACCTGTCGTCTCGCGGATCCGGCAACCCCGCCGGGAAGTACCACAGGCACTGGCTTGGATAATCAAATGGTGACCCGACGTTAAGCTCCAAACAGTTCGGGCCATTCAGCCCCAACTGAATGCGCTGGTAGTTGAAGTTACCGCCGGTGGCCATCGTCGCGGAGGTGAGAATCACGCTGTCCTTCTGCCGGAACAGCCCGTCGCGGAGTTCCTCCGACACATCAACCGGGGTGCCGTGCAGGGTTATGGTCCTGCGTTCACCGCGCTTTTCGACCTCGACCCAGGTGACGTAGTCGTTGGCATCCTGTTTCTCATAGGCGCCAGGGTAGAGCATAGCTTCGATGGCGGCCTCAATCAGTTGGGCGCGCTCGCAGAGCTTTTCGGCCCGCGCCTCGTCCTCCTCGGCGTTGCAGACCGCGGTGTCCAAGGTCATAGCGAGCTGGCAGAGCAACTCCCTGAGCGGCAAGTCGTCCACCTGGTGGCGCAGGGCATAACGGTCCCGTTTTTCCGCCGGGTCAATCAGGGAGTCGAAGAACGCCCTGTTGGCCGCTTCGATTTCCTCAGCCAACCTACCCGGCAGATTGGTGAGTTTCCGCGCCTCCCTGACCAGAACGGGGATGCGATGTTCAGAGCACTCGTCGCCAAAGGCAGCTAACGCCACATCCGCCACGTGGTGTCCCTCGTCGAACACCACCGCGTTGTGGTCCGGCAGGATGTAGGCGAAGCCGTCCGTGGCGGCCTGTACCTTCAGGTCGGCGAAGTACAGGTGGTGGTTGCAGACTATCAGGTCGGCGTCGTCAGCCAGGGCCCGGGCCCGCATGACGAAGCACTGCCCGTAGTACTGGCACTTCTTGCCCGGGCATTCGTCGTCAGCGCAGACCCTCGACCAGATCGCGCCGGGGATGAAGGGCAGCTCGGCCTTGTCGCCTGTGGTGGTGGATCTGAGCCAGTCGATGAGGGTTCTGAGCTCCGGCTCCGCGGAGTATTCGTCGGCGAATAGCGACTGAGAGCCAAGCTCCTTGTCGAGGCGGAGCCGGCAGAGGTAGTTTGATTTGCCCTTGACGAGGACGGCCCGGAAGGGCCTGTCCAGCACCGACTGGAGGAACGGGATGTCCTTGTTGACGAGCTGCTCCTGCAGGGCGATGGTGCCGGTGGAGACGACCACGCGGGTTGCGTCTGATAGGGCGTGGTTGATGGCGGGGACGAGGTAGGCCAAGGAGTTGTGGACCACCAGGTCATTAGCCACGAAGTTGCAGTACGGCTCCGGCATCTGAAGGCAGTAGGTCTCGTCTGCCGGGGCCTCGGCGATACCGATAACCTCATCCCACCACAGATCCGAAACCGCCAGGTCCTCCAGGCGCTGATCCCGTGTTTCTGCGATACCACAGTACGTCTCCAGCATTGGGCTAGTAATCCGGCGCATTGGCTGAGTCTTGGTATGGCCGTCTCGAAAACCGATTTGCCGGGCCAGCTTCCGATCAATGAGCGCCCATGTCGTGGACGGAATCAGGTCGACATTGGTGTTGCGAGGCGTTGCATTCAGCTTTGCCACCAGGTTCTGCAGCCTGGTCCCCTTCACGCCAAGGACATAGGGTCCACAGACTTGGGCAAAGCGGAGAGCTTGTTGCCCGTACAGGGTCATCTCGTAGGCTGTCAGCAGTTCGCCATTGTAGCGAACAGGCTTGGCGCGTAGCCGGCTGACCATGTCGAGCCTGAGCAGCAGGTGCTGCAGTTGCCGGGCCAGCGTTTCCGACATGGTAGAGTACGACAGCAGACCACGCTGCTCGACCGATCCGTCGCCTGTCCAGAGCATTCCAATGAATCGTGCCAACTTCCACTCCGGCAAAGCGAATACGGCATCGGGGATGTGTTTCTCGTACGAATTGCAGCCGAGCAGTCCAACCCCCCGTACCAGCCTGCGAACTCGGTTGTACTTGTGCGTGTCGCTGACTATGGCCATGTTGTACCCGGCGGTCACTCTCACGCGGCACCCTAATTCGGCTGCGGTTGCTTCCATGTGGGCGCGGACAACGGGATCGGCCTTGGCATAGAGAATCGAGATTCGTTTGTTCAGAGTTCCGTCCGCAATCAAAAGCGCCAGCATGTCAATCTCGGCGTCCTGAAGAATCGGTTCTGATTGCACCGGCGGGTTGACGTCCAGAACTCTCGGTGAAGCAATCAGCATCCCAGGAGTCAGGTTAGAGGCTTCGGTCCAGCCGGGGAACGTGAAGAACCTGTGATCTGGGGTCACTGTGATCTGACGCCCCGCGCTGGTCCGCAGGGTGACCAGGTTGCCGGGTTCCCTACGGACCGCGGCCAGAGGTTGCACCGGACCGATCCTGTAAGCTGGCGACATCGCCCAGACTTGCGGTAGGGTTCCGGTAAGCTCGTATTCAGCGTATAGGTCTCGGATTGGCAAGAGGCTGCCGTCCACCAGCGGCACTAACGTATCCCCGTGGACGCACTTCCCGGTGCCGGTACCTGCTTCGATCAGGGCATGCTTGCCCTCCCTAAAAGCCCTGGCCACCAGGTGGGCCATCTCGACCTGCTGCTTGCGGGCTTCGTAGCCGGGGAGCTTCTCGGCAAAAGTCCGGTTGAAGGTTTCATCCACGAACACGTCGGCGTCCGGACTCTCATTGACTGCCTGTCCGGTCGCCCGGGCGATGTTGTCCCGGAGCATCTTCGCCTGGCTGAGTTGCCGGCGCAGCTCGAGGATCTCCGCCACGGGCTTATCCGCTTCGACGGCCTCGCTGATGGCCGCCTCCAGGACCGAAATGCGCTCCTCGACGGGGTCTTGGTACTCGACAGAAGAGACCTGCATTGTTGGGTTTCACCTCTTTCGCTCAGGTCGGGAGCCGGTTGACATGTCGCCCCGTTCCCGCTACTCTGAGCTTGACAATGTCTGGCATCTGGGGGCCGGGCACCTGACGGGGGTGTCCGGCCCCCGCGTTTTCGCTCCGCTTCGTGGAACCGCTCCGCTATAGTGGGGAACCTGCTAGGCGATGTTTCTCGCCTGAAGCCACTCAAGCAGCCTCGCCCTCTGCTGGGGACCGACGCCGCCGAGCTTGCGTTTGGGGTTGATGTGGCAGTCGGCCATGGCCTGCTCCGCCCGCTTGGGCCCTATCCCCTGCAGTGCTGTGAGGAAGGCACGCACGCGCATGCTCTTCAGGGCCTGATGGGTGTTGGCGGGGCTAGAGGTCCAGGTCTTGGGGTCCAGGACCGAGGCCGCCGTGCGCTCGCCGGCGGCGAGCTCGCCGCGGACCATGGCCCGGAGTGCCCGAATC